AAACATATTAATCATCCACAAGTTGTTGCACATCCAAGTTTTCTTGAGATGCACTATAATTGTAGGCACATGTTTGATATGCCTGACGATCAATATCTTGAAGGAGGTGTTCTTCAAAGAAAAAATATTTATGTCCCAAGCGCAAATGAACTAGAGCCAGAGGGTTCAGTCGCAGATGTTGTCGATGAGGAAAAAAGATTTTGCACATTTCAGATGCGTTGGTGGAAGCATAAAGGTTGCGCACAGCTTCTTGCAATGCTTGATAAAATTGACGGATTTAAAAAAGGATACTGTTCTGCAGACGGATTAGAAGACTTCAATAGTCTTTATAAAAATGTACGTGGAGTTGATACTCGAGTTCTATCGTTTAGCAATACGGGAGGAGGGCTTAACCATATTGAGGATATTTATCCTCCATTTAACTATGTGGCTCCCTATGTGAAAAAGTCTGGTTTTAACATTGTTACTGAGGCTTATTATGACAATGCTGACGTAACTTTTACGATGATTACAGAAAAGACTTGGAGAAATATATCATACAAAAAACCTTTTGTTTTGATAGGTCAAAAGCACACTCTAAAAAAATTACATGAACTAGGGTATAGAACTTTTTCTCCTTTTATCGATGAATCTTACGATAATTCATCAGACGGTACTAGAGTATTTCAAGCATTCGTACAGGCTAAGAAACTAATTGACATGTCAGATCATGACTTTAGTGATTTAGTTGAAAAATGCGAGCCTGTATTCATACACAACCAAAAGAACTATGAAATTAGATTGACAGATACTTATAACTTTTTCCTTAATTTGAGAAACTCCTGTGACAGTTAATATATTATTTGACCAAAAAAGAAAACCAAATGTTTATCCTTGTACTAGTTACAGATACATGCAGAACTATTGGTCTGCTAGATACAGATGTATCCTTCCTCTAGAGTTTCATCATATGCATGATCTCAATATTATTGACATTGATGATATAGCCTCAGTAGACTATTTTATTTATCCTGTTATTATGAATGAACCTTACTATGTAATTAGAGAGTTCATCAATGCCGATCATCCTCATGGATTTTGGAATAAACTTAACCCAAAAGTGATAGAGAAAATAAACGAAGGTAAGGGCAAGATCTTCGTTGCAATGAATGCTGAACCTCCTACAAATCATGATCTTTTAAACCTTATGACTAGTATGGAGCAGAACAACGAGAATAGAATTGTGTTCAATATCAACTCTTCAAAATATTATAAGGAAGACCTTTTTATGACGTTTCCAAGTTGGACAGAGATTTTTGAGTTTGATAGGCACATACTAAATAATTATACTGATACTCTAGCTACTGATAATTATAATCCTCTACGTATTACTACAGGTAAAAGAAAGTATTGTCTATTAAACGGCAGATATATCAAGCATCCTGCAGCAGTTCTTTTGGTAAGTTTACTCGACAAGCACGATTTATTAAAAGACGGTTATACTTTCGTTGATAATAAAGGAGAAACAATTACTGAAGATTATGAGTTCACAAAACAGTATTTTATGGGCCATAATAGGCTCAAAGATCTTAAATTAGAGCCTCTTAAGCACAAAAATGACTTACATGAAGGCACGCTCATTTTGTCTGAAGCTTTTCATAAGTCATGGTTTAATATAGTAGTAGAAGCTTATTATACCAATTATATGCTAGACTGGGCTTATGTAACAGAAAAAACCTGGAGGTGTTTAAAACGAAACATACCCTTTGTATTGATTGGTCAAAAGTACACCTTACAACAATTACATACTCTCGGATATAAAACATTTTCCCCATTTATTGATGAAACTTATGATTCTTTAGAGGATGACGTAAGAATTATTGCAGCGGTTAGAGAGATTAGAAAACTCTGTAGCATGACACATGAAGAGCTAAAAGAATTAGATGAAAAATGTAAACCTATTTACGAACATAATCACATGAACTTCAAGATAAGAAAACAGGAGACTTCTGACTATGTTAGATCACTCAAAGCTAGATAACGTTTCCTCTTACAGAAATCATAGGCTTAATTTCTTTGCTGTAACTAAGTGCGTCGGCACTGCAATTAAAGCTTCTCTTCTACATCAAAAAATTGTAACCCCTTCTAGTTTGCGCTATGATTACATATACGATCATCCAGACGCTGTATACATTACTAAAGCACACGCTAGTATGATGAGTGATGAGTGGTTAAATTTTTCTGTTATTCGTCACCCATACATTAGATTTACGTCTCTTTACAAACATTTTATTATAAGAGACCCTTTAAGAAGAAAAGAACTACATCCTCATCTACAGCAGCATGGAGGATTAGATTACTTTGCAGACTTCCTATTTGATAACACAGATGATCAAACTTGTAACCACCATATGAAGTCAATTTGTTCTTTCTTAATGGATAAAAATGATGTTATTATTCCTGATATAGTGTTTAGGTTTGAAGAAGAATACGACACGATAGTTGATTTTTTAAATTCGTATGGATGCACTTTAGAAAAAGCCAACGTATCAAACATAGATTTAAAATTATCTCCATACACTAAAAAACTAATTAAAAAGCGCTATGCTTTAGATTTTGAAACCTTTAACTTTGAGGAGTAACATGGAACACGCACTTAAACAAGAAGTAAAAGCAGAAATCAACCGTATTGTTGATCTGATGATTCAGGTTGAAGCAATGCGCGAACAAATCGCATCTCTTAAAAAAGATATTAAAGATGAGTATGCAATTCCTGTTGCTACTATCACTAAAGTAGCAACTATTGTCCGTAAGCAAAACCTTTCAGAAGAAGACGAGAAATGGGAAGAGATTAAGGATTGGGTAGAAACCTGTTCTTAATTAAGGTTGCTAATTTCCTATGAGACCTTGCTCCTGCGTGAGATCCGTCAGGCGCAAGGTCTTTATGCTTTTCTAGATCTAAATGAAACTTTACATGGTCATCAGTTAGTGCTTCTAACTTTTTTTGCAAATGTGGAAAACAACAGTGGTGGATAGTTTTAATTCCTGCTTTCTGGGTAATTAATATTTGCCTCGCCACAAAAGACGACCATAAATCTTGCACTTCATCTTCTTTAGAGAAGTATAACATACCTGCTGCGTGCCATGCGGCTCTGTGTTCTTTAGTATTCTTTCTCTGATTAGCTAAAATTTGTTCAGATAGAATCCAGTTGCGATAGTACTTTTCGTTTTGAATTACGTGATTAGCCACTATAAAACCTTGAGTAACTTTGTTTCTAAAATCCCACACATGCCACCTATATTCGCTCGTGTGACCGACAATAATCAAATCAGGTTTCATCTTGACAGCTTGTTCAACTTGTGTTGTAATAAGGTATTCTGAAGCTCCACTTTGAGCTAGATTAGTAACATTATTTGATAAGAGGTATGGATATGCTTGATATTTATCTTCAAGCCCTTCTCCCTCTGTATAACTGTCTCCACAGGATACTATGAACATAAATGACGATATCTTTGTTGTTGGTAATTCTTGGTCTATACCAAGTGATGAGGCTCCTGTCCCTGCATTTGACCAATTAGGTCTAAAACATCGCTGGGAGCTGCCTGGAGTTACTTTAGATGCACAAGCAGAATACATCATAAACAACGATCTTGTCAATAAATTTAAAGTAATCTGGTTGATTGGTCATCATCATCGAGCCGATCCTAGAGGTAATGGCGATTTTCTTTTACCATATCATTGGGGAAACGGAGACATTTGGGGTAAACTTGTTCAAGATTTGTGGTTTAAAAAAATTACTAGACAAGCATGGTACTGGAGAACTAGCGCTCTTTTTGTGCGGTCTGTTCTACTTGACGCTGATCCTTCTAATCTTCTATTAATACCAATTTATAGACCTAATGTGCTAGACAATGAAATGATTGCAGATAACCCTTGTATTTGGAGATACTATCTTAGAGACTTGGTAAGAGAATATCCAGATGGTAGAGGACATATGAATCAAGCAGGACATAATCACTTTGTTCCTAGACTTGCATCGGAGATTAACAATAGATGGGAAATTTCATTGACCCACAGTGGTCCTCAGCGATAACTATCGGATTTAATGGGACAATTGCTAAAAATGCTAAAAAAATTGTTAAATTTTGTGAGAAAAACTATATCCTACACGGTCATCAATGGAGATGTGACGTTGCAGGAAAAACTGCGATACTTTTGAAACCAGGTGAAGGCTATGAGTGGCACTTTGATAACCTTGATTATGCACACAAAAGATTAACTACTTCAAGACCTCAAAGGTTTTGGACACACATAATTTACTTGACGGAGGGTAAACCTTTTGAGATTGGATCGTGGTCGCCGAAAGGTGATAGAGTTGAACAAACGGACTTTTCAGCGCCAGAGCCGGAGACCATCTTGGCTAGAATCTACCCGAGACCTGGACTTTCTTTATGCTTTCCTTGTTTCATGGTTCATCGTATTCAACCTATTGTCGATAATCGTCGTTGGGCTTTTGTCGATTTCATAAACTCCCCAGATTACTTAGGTAATTCTAAGAAAGATTTACAAAACTTATTTAACAGGTATTTTGATGAAGATACTAGGCGTCAGCTCCTATCATCACGATAGTGCAGCTGCTTCAATAAAAAACGGATTTATTGAGGGTGCCTCTCATGAGGAGAGGTTTACTCGTAAAAAGTACGATAATTCCTTTCCAAAAAATACTATTGAGTGGCTTAATGACCCTCATGAGGATTGGGAATTTGCTGCTTTTTATGAAGAGACAACATTTGATAGATTCAAATCAGATATTCGCAAACACACTAGGGCTAGACCTATATTAGTGGACCATCACGAAGCTCATGCCATGAGTTCTATACTAATGACTGACTGGTATGAGTGCGCTGTAATGGTCGTCGATACTGTAGGTAACAAATTTTCAACATCATTAGGAGTGTATGAGAATGGTCAAATTACTTGGCTTAAACGATTTCGTTATCCGAACTCTCTTGGTTTATTTTACTCTAGTGCTACTCGTCTTTTGGGACTTAAACCATTATCAGACGAGTCCCAAGTCATGGCTGCAGCTGCTTACGGAGAGCCTAAATGGTTTGATTTTATAAGGTCAAAAGTACTGCATCATGATTACAAAGGTCACTATGATTTACTTCTAAACCTTGAACGAGGGTTTGGGTACGGCGTTTTAGATTGGGATATTGCTGCATCCGTTCAAAAAACTATCGAACATGTTTTAGTTAACCTTGCTGGTTGGTTACAGAATGAAACTGGCATGAGAAATCTTGCATATGCAGGTGGTGTGGCTTTAAATTGCGTTGCCAACACTGAGATTGCAAGGTTTTCAGGATTCGATGATATAGCCATACAACCCGCAGCAGGAGATGCCGGGTGTGCGCTTGGTGCTGCAGCTCTTATCGAGCGACCTCTCTGGGAAAATGCTTATCTTGGTGTCGATGCTTCTGAGGGTATCTTAGCTGAACAATACGCTGAAAAGATATTGAGAGGTGAAGTTGTTTCAGTAATTCATGGACGAGCTGAGTTTGGACCTAGAGCTTTAGGAAATAGAAGTTTGCTCTGTACTCCTACAGATGATAATATTGAGAAGTTGAATAAATTTAAGGGCAGAGTTGATGATTCGTGGAGACCTTACGCTCCTATCTGTCAAGAAGAGGAGGCATCTAACTGGTTTAATATTTACAAAACTAGTTATGAAATGTTGTTTGTAGCTGATATAATTGGAGGTAATTTCAGAACACATGATAATACCGCAAGATTACAAGCTGTAAGCGCTACAAAATGCCCACTCATTTGGAAAATTCTTGAAATTACTAGACAACAAGGTTATCCAATTCTAATTAATACTAGTCTTAACGCTAAAGGAAAACCAATTGTCAACACTATGGACGACCTCTCAGAAATTCAATTACACGACTGAAGTTGATACTGATACTTTACCGACTGGTAGGACTTATCACACGCCTGATGGTTCATACCCCTCTATTACAACTATTTTAGGTAAAACTGCAGATAATACTTGGTTAATTAAATGGAAAGAGCGTGTTGGAGAAGAGGAGGCAGCCAGAGTATCAAAAGAAGCCACCGATCGTGGAACGTTAGTTCATGAGTATGCAGAGAGGCACTTTAACGGTGAAGATGTCTGGGACGAAATAATGAACGAACGCCTTGATGTAAGACAAATGAGTCGTGACTTGATTAGAGCCACAGAGCGAGGTGTTGAAGAAGTTTGGGGGCAAGAGCAAGTTTTATGGTCAAATAAATACCAATATGCAGGAAGAACAGATATGGTTGGCATATGGAAAGGGAAACCCACTATTATTGATTTTAAAACCTCTAAAAAGAAGAAAAATGAGAAACAGATTACTGATTACTACATACAAGGATGTGCTTACGCAGTTGCTCATAATGAGATGTATGGTACAGGAATTCAAGACGTAGCTATCATTATGACTATTGATGGACAAGACCCTATCATTTTTGAGAAGTCCGCTGTACCTTTTTTACCTTTGCTAAAGAACAGGAGACAAATGTTTGACAAACTGCAAACAAATTCCTCTTCCTAAAATTGAAAATATAGATGAAAATAGATTAGACTTCTTCTTCAAGCTAGGTAATCATCTTTTTGCAATGAGATACGCTCATGAAGCATGGAAATCTTTTGATCTGATGCGCGACTGTAGAGTTTCTCCTATGATGAAGCATTTTCCTTACATAGAGGACTGGATGAAACTTTGCACTAGGCACACTGGTATCAAAAAATTCAAACATGTTTATCTTTCTGTTGTGCTCCCTCGTAATCAAATACCTTGGCATGTTGATATGCAAGATAAAGATTCTTTCTCTCCTGCTGCTATTACGTCACTCTGTACTGAGGATAGCTTTATTGAGTTTGAAAACGATAAAAAATATACATACAAAACTGGACACAGTTACTTAATTAAAAGCGGTAATAAGCATAGAATATTTAATCTTAGCGATAAAAATAGGTATACTCTATGTGTTACCCCCGAGGACAATCCATATGTTTAAATGGTTAATCAATCTCTATGAAGAATGGAAATTCAACAGAGAGTTTAATAAAAAGAAGAAAGAACTTTTAAAAGCCGACCCGTTTATATATGAAATTCCTGATGAAAACAAGAAGAATTAAGAAGCCTTTGAAAGATTTTTTTGACAATCAATCTTTGACTGATTGGGAAAAATCTTTTATATTAGGATGTATACATTCACAGAATAGACACCCTCAGTTGACTCATCGTCAATGGGAAACCGTCTGCAAAATAGAAAAGAGATATAGAGATGTCGAAATATCCAGGGGTGAAGAGACTACCAAGCGGTAAAATTTCTTATAGAGGAACAACATTTGATGGATTCAACAAACCACGAAGATCAAACAGACCAGAGAAAAAAGGAATGGTATTGGCAAAAGAAGGAGACAAAGTGCGACTTATACACTTTGGAGATTCTTCAATGGGGCATAACTACTCTCCAGAAGCACGAAGATCGTTTAAGGCACGCCACGGTCGCAACATCGCTAAAGGAAAGATGTCAGCAGCGTTCTGGGCTAATAAAGTCCTTTGGTCAGGACCTAAAGGATCTAAAAAATCGCCTCCGAAAAGTCAGAAGCACAAAAAAGGAGTTTGAAGATGCGCAGGAAACGCATTCCTCAACAGAACGTGTACATTACTAATAGGATTAATCAATTGAAAGAAGACATGGCTCGTGCACATGATGAGCACGACAGAAATTGGTACAATCGACTAATTCAAGAACTTTCTTGGGCCAGAGAGATGTCTGGTAAGCCATCTAATAACTGTTATATGGCTGGAGAAAATGCCTAGAACTGTAAAGTTTCACTTAGTAAAAGACTTTGGGGATTATGAAGTTCCCCCACCAGTTCCTGCTAAAAAAGTAATGCCTGTTTGGTATAAAAGAACCCCTGCTAAGTTACCTGATGAACTCAGTCTTAAACAGTGTGTTCCATTCTTAGACGCAATGACTGCTGGTTATGTTATAGTAACACACGTCGATATGGTTGTTCGACAAAACCCCGATGGGTCAATAAGGCTCATGCACCCAAATGATGAGTATGCAAGGCGTTGGGCAAACAATATGCCTCTTGAGACTCATCCAAACAAACAGTTTCCTAACTCACCAATGACAGGTTATACCGTATTGAAATATATGAATCCTTGGCGTATTGAAACTCCAAAAGGGTATTCTACTCTCTTCTCTCCTCTTTTTAACAGGCTTGAAAGTCCTATCATGGCCATGTCTGGCATAGTAGACACGGACAAGTTCTTTAATCTTATCAATTTTCCCTTCA